AAATCTACCGAGCCATTTGTGTTAAATTTAGCTGTGTATTCAGTACCATCACTACTCCTTAGCCATAAATCAGTAGCATCTATCATTAACTTTCCAGCACCACTCTCTTTAATAGTTGAGTGATTATTACTACCATCGTGCCAAATCTGTAAGTCATTACCAGCACCAAACTGTGCCTTGACGTTATCACCAAGGGATAGGTTGCCTGTGAGTGTGCCACCAGACGTAGCTAGTTTACCAGCCAAAGAGGTGGTAATAGTAGATGCATAACTAGTGTCGTCATCAAGTGCCGCTGCCAATTCATTAAGCGTGTCCAGTCCTGCCGGAGCGCCATCAACTAAATTATTAACCGCTGTAGTTGCTGCACTAGCCGCTGAAGAAGCGCTTGAAGCTGCCTCACTCGCTTTAGTTGTAGCTGTACTAGCTTGAGTGGTTGCTGTAGAAGCGCTTGAAGCTGCCTCACCCGCTTTAGTTGTAGCTGTACTAGCTTGAGTGGTTGCTGTTGATGAACTTGCTGCAGATGATACTCTATCTGCTTCTGCCGATATAACATCAGCCGCTGTAAGAACTACATCAGCGTGAGTTAATACAACATCTGCGTTAGTTAATACAACGTCTGCGTGAGTTAATACTACATCATCGTTAGTTAAACCTAAGTCTATTGCCGCATCATCCTCTGATGATTGGGCTGCTGTTACTGATACAGCTGCTGCCGTAGCACTTCCTGAAGCGTTAGTCTCTGCTAGTTCTGCATTAGTCTCCGCTGTCTCTGCTGCTGTTTGTGCTGCTAAAGCTTCTACCTTAGCTGCTATTGCCGCTGCCTCTGCAGCTTCTGCTGCAACAACTGAATTATCAATCGTAACAGTATCACCTGCACTTCCATCATAAAATGAATTTCTAGCCATAATATCTCCTAAATTCCGGGGTAAGGTACAGACGCAAAGAAACTGCCACCCTTAAGTGCTGCTCTCTTTTCTTTATCATTTAAGGCTTCTACCTTTCTGAAAAACATCTCGTTGTAGTGACTTTCATTTTCATGATCTCCAAGAAATGTTGATCCTATAGCTAATGCTGAGTAGAAAATAAGCTCGTACTCGCTAATAACAAATTGATCAGTGACTTCATTCTCGTTAATAATTGTTCCTATAGGTACATCAGCTTTGTAGTATCTAAGTACATACGTGCCTTCTGCTTCCTGCTCTCCATCATTATCCGTAATGATTAAGTTGTTGCCTACTCTAATGTATGCATTCTTTATCTTGTTATTACTAAAAGCTTTCTCGTCAATTCTACTAAGAACAATGCTATCGTCCTTATCTGTTTCAGATTTCTTTAATTCTATTGCTTCAATAAATCTAGCAGGTATAGCTAGACTAGAGTTTGAAGTTAACACAGTAAAGCTTTCATTAGCTTCTAAAGGGGGAACTCTTAAAACTTCATAAATCCTAGCCTCTCCCATTTCTATAAACAGGTCGATCTGTGTAGTTGTTAGGTCTGATCTATTTAGCCAGTCAACAATTGCTGCGCGTAGTGTGGCTTGGTTATTAATACTGGCCATTGGATCTCCTTAATGATACATTAGTGTGCAGAATAATCCTGCTTAATAATTTGTTTGACCTTTTTAAGGTCGTCTTTGTCACATTCACCATGAATATTAATTCCATACTTTGTCATGATGTCTAGCGAAACTGAATCTGGTATATTGCAGTACGGCTTAAAGCCTCTATCTAGTCTACTGCCCTTGCTCAACTCTCGTTGAAGCTTTGCCCATTCTAAGTGTGGACCTATATTCTGAGTAACTTCAAGGCGTTCGCCAAGTTGTTTAACTCTCATATCGAAACTATATTTATCATCCATTATTATTTCTCCTTAAATAGAACCTCCCCCGAAGGGGAGGCTTTAGATAGTATCCTATCTTATAACTTAGTACCAACAATGATACCATTACCAGACGGACTCTTGGCTTCAAGCGTATGCTCTGCAACCATGAATGAACGCAATGCGTCACCAGCTTCGTTGATATCACGGAAGTGAATCGGACGAAGTGTAGCTAATGATAATAGTGAAGGATCATAAACAAATACCACACTATCAGCCATCAAGTAGTTATGAACAACTTCAACATCACCGAAGTCAGACTCATACAAGTCTACTGATTGGCGAAGCTTACCTCTTTCATCAATATTACGACGTACATTAGTACCTGAACCGGCATTAATAAGATTAGAGAAGTTAACTTTCTGTGCAGTTGACATCATTACCTTAGATGGAGCCGCAGAAGTTTCGCCATTAATAGAGCGTAGAACTTCGTTGATTTGATCTAAAGAAAATGCAGCTGTTGTACCGCCACTTACTGACGCAATATCTGAACCATCACCAGCAGCCTGAGTAAGAGTACCACTAGAAGCATCTACTGCGACACCAGCCCATGACTGATATCCACCCATAAGGCGAGCGCCAGATTGGACGTTACCTGAGGAAGAAGCAGAAGCAGTAGAAACCTGTGAAGATACTAGAGTTGCCTCAATATCACGCATAATTTCCTTGCCACGCTTTTCAGACTGATACTTAAATTCAGACTTACGACCAGCCTTGTCAACAGTTTCCAGAGTACCAGAGATAGTAATACCTTTAGTAAAGATCTGTGTACGGTTGCCAAGACGAGTAATAACTGGAGAAGTGCTCAGCTCAAAGTCTGAACCTTCAGCAGCGGCTTGTAGGCCAGCGTCTTCTAGAGTATCAGTTGACCATTCGTGTAAAGTTTGTGTAGCTTTACTCTTGCCAATTGAAGACAAGAACGGCGTCAGGTCTCGAGAGATATTTGAAATATAGTTAGCCAGGTCCTCTCTCAAAGATTTCTGGTTACTAGTTGTAAAGTTTGTAGCCATTTTATATACCTATATAAAAAGGGTTGACTACCCAAACAAACTATCAATGGCATTGTCAAAGAGAACTTTATCATCATTCTCTGTACCTTTGCCTTTGGCAATTTTCCGTCTGGATTCGTCAACCCTGTTGAGTTTTTTAGTTGCTGTAGAGGTAGGCTTCTTCGTTGGAACTCTTTTCAATGGAGCCTTTTTTCTTTTTGCGGTTCCCTTCATAGAGCTTTCTGCTAATCTTCTGAATCCATCGATAGCTCTCACCATCATTGGATCTGTCATAGTATCTACTGTCCGTTCGTCTAAACCAATATTAATGGCGAACGCTCGGTTAGCTTGAGCAACTTCAGGAGACCAATCAGGTATCAGGGTTGCAACTACTTCATTGAAGTGTTCTACCTGTTTACTGAAATGCTCTTCTTGTTGCTGACCCATTTGTTGAGCCATACCTTGCATTAGATTATCTCTGCTTGATTTTCTTGAAGAATATTCTTCCTTGGCTTTAATTAACTTATTATTAAGTTTACTGGCCTCGAAATCATCTTCTTCAAAAGCTTTATCTACCTTATCTTGAAGTGATTTAAGAATCCTTTGGTCCTTAGCATCTTCTCTAGATAATAGTTCAGAGTTTACTTTGGCATACAATGATGCCTGATCACCTGCTTTTTCCAACGCTTTAGCGTATTCTACTAGTTCATCCCCCTTTTTCGACTGGTGTTGTTTCGTTTGATAATTAGCAATAAGTTCTTCCATTGAGACTTCACTTGATTCACCATCAATCTTGACGGGAACCATGAAATCCATATCGACCTCTGCATCCGAATCATCTGCTTCTTCATCTTGGGTAGCACCCTCGGGTTCATCCTCAGTTTCAGCTTCATTATCTTCTTCATCATTCTCTTCTTCACCAACTGTATCAGCGTCCTCGTCAATAATGGGATTATCATCTTCGAGTTCTTCTGTCGTTTCATCGCTCGTTTGGGTAGCTTCATCAGGTTCAAGACCTAATACATCATCCGCCAAAGCATCGAAATCGAAATCAGCAACTGACGACTCATCCTTATTAGGGGTAGCTTCGTTATTTGTTTCTGACATTTTATCTCCTATAAATAAGAGAGCTTATCACAACTCTCTGTCATCAATCATTCATCAAAGGTTTGTAATAAACCCTCTTTATTTTTTCTTACAGTTCTTTCCATGCCACCTGTTATAGACAGGTTGCTTTGTTACCTCTCCACAAAACTCACACTCAATCAACTTTTCATTACCTGTTGGGGTAACTTTTCTCTCTAGATTTGCGATAACATCTATTAAAGTATTATATTCATTAGCATAAACCGTCAGGTTCCTCCCAATAGACATTGCTTTAATAGTTATATGTAACTGTACTTTAGCCTTTTCTAAAGCTAGTTCTAATAGTGCCTTATCACTCATTCATCATTCTCCTTGGCATTTTTTTGTTGTAGGATCTTGTTATCCTTTGCTGTCATGGCTTTATCAATATTACCCATTACAGCTCCTTGACTAATTGCTAACTTATAAATAAACTCTCTACGCTCTGTTTCAAAATGTTTGGTTTCCAACCATTCTATAAACAAGTTATTGAGAATATCTTCAGTCACCATAGTCATGGCATCCTTTATTTCTTTACACTGGTATCCTTTATTAAGGGTACGTTGTGCATCATCATAAGGGGATGCCTTTTTTGGTTTCCCATCCGAACCAATTTTATAGTTCGGATGTCTTTTATAATCTGTCATCAATCATCTCACATGTTATTGAGGCACCTGCTGCCCCTGTTCTTGTTGTTGCGTCATCATCTGTTGCTGTTGCATCATTTGTTGTTGCTGCATAGCTTCAGCTTTCTCCTGCTCCTCTGTGTCTTGATATAAAGACATAAAGTCTACAGGCTCTTTCATTGGAAGCTGTGCTCCCTCTGTTCCTTCAGCTTTGATCTTAAGTTCTGCCCATTCTTTATTAGAATCATCAGCGGCTTGAAGAAGTTGACGTTTATTGTCGATCTTCTTATTATCCGCTTCTGCTTTAATAAGAGTAATGTTTGCTGCCTTAGTGCCAAGCTCGAGTTGAACATCTTCTTTCTGAGTCTGCTCTGCCTCTTCTCGTTTAGTTTTAGCAATCTCCTGAGACTCTTTCTGAGCTTTCTGGAAATCTGGAGAACTTGGGTCATTAAGAAATCTTGTAGGATCCATACCCATGTTTTTAAGAATATCTAAAGCAAGATTATAAGAAGCCATTGGGTTAACATAAGCTTCTGATGTTGGGCTTTGAGACATTTGCGGCAACAACTGAGAAAGTTGTGTTAGCTTTTGACCTAAAGATTGGTTTGAGTTTTCTCCAATATTAGCATCAATATCCAGATCCATATTAGAAGGAAGCATCTGTAACTCTTGAGGAGTCGCTGAAGCGTAACCTTCATTGTTCTTATATCTTGCAGGATTCTTAAGATTTCTCTTCATCTCTTTTAATACACCACGACACAAATCTTTAATACCTGTCTCTACAAAACGACGAGCGATATGTTCAACACGAATCTGCGCTGCATTTTGAGCATTAGCCATCTTAGCTTCTGAATTACCCGATACATTATATGTATCGGGTAATTCAGAAGCTAAGATGGCTAATGCTCAAAATGCAGC